TTGTATTGTAGATAGTATAATATTTTGCGTGAAGTTGAGAAATTTTTAAAGACTCATCGTGTAAGTTATCAGGGTCTATGATAGAATCTCTATCCCACATTCCCTGAATTTCATCCAAATTCATAAAAGTTGTCCGTCTGTTCCTAAAATATTATACACGGTATACTTAAAAGTTACATCTGCCGTAAAATATTGAATATCTGTTTGAGTTGCATCAAAGTCTAAAGAAGTTAATGATATTGGAAATAAATCTTTAAATTTTACAATTGCATTTGTATTATAATTACTATCTAAAATATAAAGACTTCCATCACTAAATGCTCTTTTTTGATCTTGTGGTTGTGTGTTATCGAAATATTGTGTGAGTAGACTATTTGGATCTTGAGGTTGTGTTTGATCATTTGGAATTGTAATTAAATCATCATATTGTTGAGGTGATTCTGGAAATCCAAGACCAGTTAACCAATTATGAATTGACATATAATTTTCCATATTTTCATCCACTAAAAATTTTAAAGATAAATCTCCATATGAAAGTTTATCTCCTGGAATATCAAGATCTTTTAAGTATGATGGTTGAATAGCAAGAGATAATTGAATCTCTGGTATTTTTGCAGAGTTGCACATAAATGCAACTTTAGGAACTTTTGCTACGGTAAATTTAAAACCAACTGGAGACAGAAAGTTTCTATTTTGAATTTGACCAGGAAATGGACACGACATTTTACTTAATCTTTACTGGTTCAAGTTTAAATTCTACACCTTTTGTATTTGCCGCTCTATTTAAATTATCTTGAGTTCTTTTATCCATTGGAAATGCATTATTTGGACCAACTTTTGTTGGTTGCTTAAGATCATTAATAGTTTCATCCATTTCCATTATAAATTGTTTGAATGATTTCATTTTTTAAGTATTTATAAATCATTGAGAATAAAAATAACCAATAAAAAAGGGAACCCGAAGGTTCCCCTGAAATATATGTGAGAAAGACTCACATAAGATTTGCAACTTTAACTCTTCTGTAGTAGGTGTTTGCATTCGTATTGAGTGCACCCAGACCTTGTGAAGTACCTTCAGCAAAAGGATTAGCAACAATACCGTAACGAGTCTTAAATCCAATTTTTGGTTGGAAAGTGTTCTCACCAACGGCACGAACCATCTGAAGTGGCACATAAGGACAATAGAATAGTCCTGCATCATAAGGAGATGAACCCTTATAACCAACAACATAGAATTGGTTAGCTGCTGCCACGTTTGCAGAATAAGGATCAATATAAACCTTATACTTGCCTTGAAGAACTCCGGCGAAAGTATTGCCGGTATCATCAACGTTCAAGTTTGCATTCAGTGCAGGGGTATAATCAAGAACTCCTGCCATCGCAAGTGCCGAAGCAACGTCTGCGGAGCAAAGAATCATATTACCCTTTCCTCTACGAGTTTGTTGGGCGATTGCGTTTGCATCGCGCTCGATTTGGAAGATAAGACCCTTGAACTTCTCAACAGACCAACGACCGTTTGAATCCACATCGAGGTCAAAAGTACCGGCAGTTGCAGTATTTGACTGAGCACCTGGCTTGGCAATCTTATAAACGGTACGAATAATTTCGCGGTTAATTTCAGCAAGAATCTCTGTAGAGAGAATATTAGCAAGTTCAGCTTCTGCATTCAGACCGTGAATTGCCTTGAGGTCTTGAGCAAGCTCAAGTGAGTACTCAGCCTTGAGTGCTCTTGACTTTGCAGTCACGGTGACTTTCTCAATCGAGAAAGCCATTTCGTTGAAGTTGTTTCCAGCAGCATCTCCGAGTGCTTCAGAGCTATCGGTACGCATACCCTGACCAACGTTATATTGATCATCTCCAACACCAGCATTGGATGCCTGGTTGCTTCCTGATAGAATACTTGGGTTGTTTCCACCTTGAGTAGTTGTACCCATACCAACGGAAGCACCGGTAAATCCGGTTGTTACATCAAATCCTGCATCCTGACCAGAGAATGCTGAATTAGATTCGCCATAGAATGCTTCTGTTCCACTAGTCTGATTGCTATAGCGGGAACGCATTGCAAAAATAAGTCCAGTAGGACCGTTCATTGGTTGAACGCCACACAGGTCATAAGCGATCAGATTAGGCATCGAGCGTCTAATTAGTGAAATTAGAACTGGATCGAAACCAGCGGTTGGCGATCCACTTACACCTTGAGCACTACCGCCGAATCCGGCACCACTGCCACTAGATCCAGTTCCCATTGATGGAGCTTCGTAAAGAAAGTCACGCTCTTCGCGGAGTTCTCTTTCTTGATTTTCTAGCAGGATGGCGGTTACAGATCTGCGATGTGAATCTTTGATCTGATCCAATCCCGAATAGTCTAGGATTGGTGCCCACTTCTCCTGCAAATATTCTGCATTGAACATTTGCATTTGTCTTTACCTTTTTAATGTTTTTGTTTGATTTGTTATGATTAAAAAAATCACGATTTGGCTACTCTATCTAAAGTCTGAAGATATGATGCCATTCTTCCATCAACCATAGGTTGTAAAGACTGAACATCAGTACTCTCAGATAAAGTTTCAGAGTAATCTCTTTGAGTACCAGTTGCTCTGGTTGGGAAATAAGACTCCCTCAGGATTGCTAGTTTCTCACGATAGTTTGCTTCACTATCAAACTCAACAGTTTCGGCAAGAGAAGCGAGTTTGTCTTTCTGAGAGGTTGCAAGACCTTCAGCGACATCAGAGAAAATTACATCAGCAACCGACTCGGCTAATCTACTGTTTAGAGCAACATTTTTTTCAATTTGCTCGTTGAGTTTTTCTTCCATTTCATCAAGTTTATCTACCATATTCTCGATTACATCATATTTATCTTCAGGGATTGAAACATAATGATCTTCAAAAAGACCCTTCATTCCTTGTAGGAATGATTCAGTCATCTCGGTCTTAAGACCTTGCTCAACTACGAGTGCATTTTCATAAATCCACTCATCCGCAACATACTCAAGATAAGCGTCTACACGCTCAGTAAGTTCAGTTTTAATAAATTGAACTTCTTCCAATAACGCATTTTCGTATGTTTCTTGCAATTCTTCTTTGATTTCATAAATCTTAGAACGAATCGCTGATTCAAAAATAGTACGTGCCTTTTCTTGGAACTCTTCCGAAAGGTCTTCCCCCGCAAGAAGAGCATTAACATCTTCTTCGATGTCAAAGTCTTCCTTCATTTCTTCTTCACCTTTTCCATCTTCTTCTTCTTCTTTAGGAGATTTTTTACTTCTCTTTGGTTTTGGATCTTGATCTTCATCTTCACAAGCAGCTTCTGAAACTACATCTTCTTCTTCTTCATATTCGATCTCATCTTCATCTTCTATGACTTCTTCAGTCATACCCATATCTTTTTTTGCTTTAGATGCTTTTGCGTTCACTACATCTTTAACTTGAGAAAGAGTTTGTGAAGGATCTCTTAATTTAGCCGAATCGTCATCGGGACGATAATTATCTGGGGTTGGACCACCTAAGTCTTCATAAGCAGGAGTCTGTCCGGGAGTTAATCCAGTAACTTTCTGCATAGGATCGGCAGGTGAAGCCCCTTTGGTTACTACGTTTTCCATTTCTTGTAAATTTTTACCAACGGACATTTTAGATTTTGTGTTATAATCTATATTTATTTATAATTTAAAGATTTGCTAAAAAATCTTGGAACAACTGAACCTTATGTTCATCTAAAACTTTTTGACTAACTAGATTGTTAATTTTGCGTTTAGATTGTTCTATTAACCAACTATTTCTAGATGCATCATAAATCCACTCAACTCCTTCCATAATTCCAGATACAAATGCATCAGGAGCAGAAGGGTCTGCAACAAGATCTGCTGCTGTAGCCAGCATAAAATCTTCACCAACAATTTTATGACCTTCGCTAGTCATACGAAGAGATCCTACACCACGAGAAGAAACTCCTAAACAAACACCTTCATTAATTAATGATCTTGCAATTTTACCCATAGGTGTTTCTAGTAGTTGCGCTTTTCCTCTAAAGTTTTGTCCACTTTGCTCAAGAGATACTATCTTATGAGAAACCCGATCAAGATTTACAGTTGGACCATCAGGATGACCTAACTCTCCTAAAGCACGACCCTTACAAATAAAGTTTTCATTATATCGATTGACCTCGCGAGCAAGAGTTTGCATCGGATACATTCTTCCATTACGATTACAAATGTCTCCCTGAAGGAAAATACCCTCAATAAACATTTTTTTATCTACTCCTTTACCTTCGGTAAAAAAATTGACTTGTGAGACTTCTTCTGTGATAAGTTTCATTTTACTCCGTGACTAACTGAACGATTTCTGTGATGCTTACACTTTGACTACCTGATGATGTAATTGCACTTACTTTTACACTTCTTGCAATGTTTGCAGAAGATGTAGTAATTACTCCAACTATAGATGAAGTATTGTAATCAACTGTTACTGAATCATATGATAATCCAGTAATCAATTTATGTTCAGTATTAACTCCAACTGGTAAAACATTTTGAATAGTAACGAAATCACCAATCAAAAATGGATTTCCTACATTTGTGTCGAAATTTATTACAGTTGGATTTCCAGTTGTGATTCCAGAAATAGATTGTCTAGCAATCCTTTCTTTTAAAACTTCTGGTGATGCTGAAGTAACTTGAAATGAATTTACTGTAGCAATTGGATTTCCACCAGTCTCAACATATACTGAAGTTTCTCCTGTAGATACTCTTAAATATCCACTTTTTAATGCAATTGGATTGCTAGTAGAAGCTGCTCCAGAACTTGCAGATATTCTATTCACATTTTGAACAATCTTAATTGCCATTATTCATTTTCTCCACTGTATTCATCCCCAAATAATGATGCTGCAACATAAGGTCTAACAGAATCAACTCTACTAGCTGCTTTTGTATATAAAAAATCTTTAATTTTGTTTGATGCATCATATACTGATCCATCTGTTGCAATCAAATCGATAATTTCTTCCATAAGAATATTTATTACTATGTTATTATTTATATCTTACCGCCTTTAGGTTCTGGAATAACCAATTCTTCTGGTGCAATTTCTTCTCCTGGAATATTTTCAGGTTCAGTAGGAATACCTTCTGGAATAGGATTTCCTTCTTCATCTATTGGAGCATTTGGATTTGGTAAAATTCCCTTTTCAATTTCATCTTCAATTTGTTTATCAATTTCGATAATCTCAACATCAGTTTGGCGAAGAATCTTTTTACGAACATATTCTGTTGAGAAATATTTTCCAATATACGCCTCCATAGATGTAACTGAGTTTAATCTGTTTGATAAAAGTTCAGATTCTTTAAGTTCTGCAAAATGATTATCATATAAGAAATCATATTGAATATGATCACTCATTTTATCCCAATCGCCTGGAGTAACTATATTTTTTAATATAAGTTGAGTTCTAAGCATATCATTAAACATATTTGCAAATCTTTTTCTAAGCCTTCCGACAAATTTAGAAAATTTAAGTTCATCTCGTAATATTTCAGTTGATCGACCTAGATTAAATCCATCTCCACCACCAGCAATTCGTGATTCTGGAACACCAAGTGCTCTGTATAATTTCTTTTGAAAATATTCAATATCAGCAAGTTCTCCCAAATTTTGCCCACCTGGAAGGGTTGTAATCTCAGTTCCTCTCCCACCTTCTCTTCTTGGAAGCCAATAATCTTCCATCATACTCATAAATTTCTTATCGTCTTTAACTTCTCCAGTATTTGCATCATAGACTAATTTATTTCTATACCTAGACATCGTTTCTTTTAAGTATTGCTCTGCTTTTACCTTAGGAAGATTTCCTACATCTATATAAAAAATACGACGCTCTGGAGCTCTTGACATTCTGTATATAACAAGCGAATCCTCAATCATTCTTAATTGATTAAGTGCTTTAATTGCCTTATGCATATAAGACAATACATTACCTTTATTACGATCTACTAATCCAGAAGTACAATAAGTAATTGAGTCTTTTGCAATTTTAACTGAACCCTTTGCAGAAGTCCCTAACATACTTGATGGATAAGTTACTGTTGGAGTATAAATGTAATATTCTTCAATTTCTGGAAATGTAACTTGATTAAGATTTAAATTAGTTAAAGCAGATATATTAGGTCCTAAACTATTACTAGTTCTTTTTTCTTGACGAACATGTTTAATTTTTACTGGATCAATATATCTAAGTTCTTGAATACCTTCTTCTGGTTTTTTTACATCAATAACTTTTAAATAAAATAATTTACCATCAATATACCAATTTCTAAATATCTCATGAGACTTTTTATCAAAGTCCATAATTTCTTTAATATGTCTAAACTCTTCTCTTATAATTTCTTTTAGTCTATCACTAGCAGTTAAATTTGATAATTCAATCTCAATTGGAGAATCATATAGGTCGCTTACAATTGCTTCGTTTACTACATCTTCAATTGCCCCATCACATTCTGGATGTAAAGACATCTCTCTATATCTACGAATTAAATCGTGCTCTGTTCTATATACTCCTTCAATATCAACAGTTTGCCCATAAAATCCAGATTGTACATAATAATCAACCCCGTCCTCATTATTTGGAGGAACGGGGGATATTATAGATTTGGATTTTTTTTCAGTATCGTCAATTGAAAAACCAAAAAGTTTTGCCATGTTATAAATTTAAACTCTTAATATGTTATATTTAGTTAATATCTGTACCACCAGCAGCTGGAGAATTACCTTTAACTGCTTCCCACCAAAGAACTTGCATTTCTACACTAAACTCTTGAATTCCATCAGTTTCGTATGCTAATTGAATTGGGCTTATATTTGTTGGAAATAAATCATAGAAATGATATGCTCTCAAAGTAGTACCGTCACGATCCAGTTGATAAACAAATGCATCTGCTTGGTATAGTGCTGGATCTGTTTCACCAGTATTATCAGAAACTCGGTTAATAGAGTTTACCCAGTTCTCAAAAGCTGAACGAATTGCAAAATCAGTATCATTAATAATTGTGATTGTCCAACTTTCAAATGTTCGATCTCCTGCTAATTTAAGAGTTCTACCTCTAAAAGCAACTTCTAGTGGAGTCACAGTTGATGCTGGAAGTGCCACAGATTTAATTAAGAATCTAGACTTGTCTAGAACATTTATATCCGCTGGAGCAGATTCTGGAAAAGATAGAACAACCTCAAAAAGGTTGCTTCTAGCACCACCTCCAGACATCTTACTTTTGAAGTCTGTAATCTTTCTTAAAGGAGGTGGATTTAATTGATTCCTGGTAGCCATAGTTTTTAAACCTCTTGTTTAATTAAAAGTTTCCGATGACTTCTTCAAAATCAACGCCAGATTTAGTGGCGATAAATGTAAGACCAATGAAGTTGATCGATCTCGCTGGTTTGATATAAATGTCGGCTCTAAATTCGTTAGAATCAATAACCGCTGCCGTATTATTTGTTTCGTCACAAACAACAACATAATCGAATATACCTCTCTTCGCCTGAACATCACGCAAGAAAGGTTCAACAGTATTTACAAAATTAGTTCTTGTAAGCTCATCATTAAATTCGAATAATATATCTTTAGCAGCACGAGAAATTGCATCCTCTAAGTAAATAAATAGTCTTCTGACATTAATTCTATCAAAAGCAGATGCTTTAGCTAGTCCAGTTTTATCACCAAAAAGAATAATACCTGCTCCTGGAGAAAATATTATAGAGTTAATTCTATTAGAGTATAGAATATCTCTCTGTGATTTGCTTGGGTTATATGCAAGTTTAACTGCATTTAAGATAGCTCCTCTAGTTGTTCCTGCTGGAGAATACCAAGGAAAATTATTTACATCATTACGAGCACATAATCCTGCAATATCACCATTGAGTGGTATGTAACGGAAAGTCTTAGAAAATCTATCATAAACGTATTTATATCCAGAATCAAATACTGCATACGATGATGAATTAATCGGGGCAAAGAACTCAACAATATTATTGGTAACGATTCCTGGGTTTTTGACCGTAACTTCAGTTTGTACAGCAGTGTCACTTAAGAATGCTCCACGATAAGGTGAAATAAACGCAATTGCATCTTTTCTGAGTTCTGCAACCGAAATAAGTTTTTGTGCAAGCGATTGAGCACTACTTATAGTATATGCAGCGGAACCCATAATTAAAAAATCAACTTTAAGATTTTCAGTGTTCTCAAATAAACTATATCCATCAGAAAGTTCGGCAATACTTGCAGTTAGTGCTCCTGTTGTAGTAATTGTGGATATTCCTCCATAATTTTTTCCATTATTTAAAATTAAATTACTTGCACCATTTGCTCCAAAAATAATACCATCTGCTTCTTGATCCCAACCAAAATCTGCTTGTAAAGTAAATCCAGAACTGTATCCGGTAGTTACTATACCTACAGAAGAATTAAGTCCAAAAATATAATCTGAATTAGCAGCAAGATATTTTCTCCAATATGAAGTATTTCCAACAGAGAATTGTGCATCGGATGCTTTAGAAAGACTTAAATGCTTTTCTAAAATTGTTCCAGAATTGCCAGAAATAGTTCCAAGAGAGTCTACTACGACTAAATGAACTTCATCAAATCTTGAATTTCTTGCTTCGGCATATGCAGAAGTTCCTGGTCTTGGTGAAACATTATTCCAATTAACTGATGATGTCGGAGTTAATTGTATTGTTTGTGTATCAAACCAATCTGATCTGGCAGTATATGAAGTTGACCCGTAAGAAACACTTTGTCCATTTGTGTGAAGACCTAGATTACCAGAACTAGTAAATGAATAGTTTCCTGACTGTTGATAATCAACTGTAGTCACTGTATTTGCTGCAGAAACTCGGGAAAGAATTTTTACCTCAATATTACTTACTCCAATTCCCGTAATAATTCCCTTAAGATACCCATCCAATGCTGAAGTTGTTCCAGTAAGTGGATCAGTTTTTCCCACTAAAGATTGAGTTACTCCATACCCAACCTGTAAAGCGACACCAACACCGGCAAGAGTATTAATACCACTTAAAATTTGGTCCGCTTTTGCATCAATAATTGCTACGGTAATTCCATTTGCCCAAGAACCTGGATTTTTTGCAGCAACAACTACACCTGCAAGAGTATTTTGATCATATCCAAGTTCTTCATAATGATCTAAACTTTTAATTTTTACACTAGTAGCAGTCCCAACAAAGGCATTTTTCATAGTTTCATCATCTGCTCTTACTACTATAAGAGATCCTCCATATGCAAGATAAGAAGAAGCAACCATCCAATTCTCATATTGCTTGTCTGTAGAATATGGTTGTCCAAAATTAGTTAGTAATTCATTTTCATTTTCTATTATAATTGGAGAGTCAACAGGACCTTTTGCGAAGGGTGCAGCAATTGCTCCAATTTTGCTAGAAGATGGTTGAACTCTACCTGAGGTTAGATCAACTTCCCTTACTACAATACCAGGAGATGCTAAATTTAGCGGCATCTTTATTCTCCGTGTTATCCCTAATTATTCTAAAAGTATTTATAATTTCATTCTCTTTGATATATTTATCCATAATACCAGGTAGGTGAACTATCTCCATATTCATCTACATTCCAAATTTCTTCCATATCCATTTTATTTTCTTCTGTTGCGATTAACCATCTATCTCCATTATTTTTATCTACAAAAACTGCAGTTTCTTCTAACCCGTTTAAAATAAACCCAAATGGAGCCATATCTTGGTCGATTTGATTTTTTTGTTCTTCGTATATTCTTTTTCTAATATCATTATTAGTCATTTCTTTAAAATATTCTTGAGCAACTAACCAGGCAAAAATTACAAGACACATTACTAAATCGTCATTACACCCTTCTTCTGCTTGAAATGAGTTATGCCTTTGAGTAAATGTTGTTAGTTCACTAATAATATCATAATCCGACACAAATAGTTTATCATCTTCAATTAACAATTTTAAATTAGAGCAACCTAATTTTTTAACCGCCGCTGTTGTTCTTACTCCAAGTTGAGATTTCTTACCGCTAAATCCAGATCCAACAATCTGACCGGCACGACCTTTCATAGAACACATTAAAATATTGTCATACTCCAAATCAAAATGTAAAATATTTGCAACCTGATCACCAATATCATTAACCTCGATAAGTATCCAAGAATTATCATATGCTTTTGCAACTTCATTAATGATACTTGGAAATAGCATCGGTTTAATTTCGTTATTTTTATATTTTGCAACAACTCTATATGGAAATTTTGTGATATCAAATACTACAAATGCCGAATAATCATTTCCTATCCCACGAGCAACATCAACGGTAATTAAATAACTACTATCTTCCATTGGATTTTCATAGACATCCAAACCTTTATTTCTCTTAATTGGATCGTCATATGCCAAAACTTTAAGTTTAGTCGGATTCACCAAAGTTCCTACAGAACCTAAAAACTCAGTCTCAAATTCAACACGAAATTGTTCTAGGCTTGTGTTTGCAATTGTTTGTGCCTTCCATACTTCGTCTCTACCAGGTACTTCTGACCAGTGCACCTCTGTAGGTATATAACCGTTTTTACCCCGTTCTGCGTCATGCCACATACGGTAGAAGTGGTTCATACCTCGTGGTGTAGAAACTATAATAACTTTTGTAGTTTTTCCTGAAGAAATAGTTGGATAAACTGAAGCAAAGAAATCATCAGCAATATGATTTGGAATGAATGCAAATTCGTCAAGAAATATAATATTATAAGAACCCCCACGAACAGCAGAAGCTGATGTTGAGGCTGCCATAATTTTAGATCCATTTTCTAATTCTAAACTACCTCGGTTCCACTGAAGAACACCTTGCTGCATCCATTTGGGTAAATTTTCATAAGCAAGTTGCAATCTTTGGAGCAAATCACGAGCAGTTGATGCTTTGTTTGCTAATATTGCAATATTTGCACTATCATTAAATAATGCATAATGTAAAAGATAAGATACTGCTGTAGAAGATTTTCCTGTCTGACGAGGCATTTTGCAAATGTTAAATCTATTATTGTGAAAATTCTTAATTAATTTTTCTTGGAAATCATAGAGTCTAAATGGTTGAAGACCATGATCTAAGGTTACAATTTTGAGATACGAATTTGCAAAATATACTGGGTCATCCTTACATTTTAAAAATTCAATAATCTGCTCTTCAGACCACTGAATCTGAGTATTTGCTCTTTTTAAATTTGGATTAGATAGATAGGCATCTCGTTGCTGAAGTTGAATATCCTCAATTGCCATATCAACAATTCCACTTTTTCAACGAAAGTGCCTTTCTAGTTGGGCGTCCCTTTTCGTCTTTCATTGGACCAGGCATTCCACCCATACGAGCACAGAAAGACTTTCTTCTTTTTGCATCCTTTGAACCTGGTTTTAATTTTGACGGTTTAGTAGTAACTGCTGTTTGTAATTTTGATCCTGGATTTTGTGCCCTATAAGATGCCACTCCTGTTGCATTCAACCCACCTTCAGGATTTTTTCCTTCCTTTCTTTGCCAAGCGGCAGATGCCTCAATCATGAATTGAGAAAGAGTTTTTCCTTCAAACTCATAATGTGCTAATTGAAGTTTTGGTCTTTCTGGTGCGGGAACATACGGATTTTTTGGATCTTCTTTTGGTGCCTTATATGGTTCATATGGAGATCCACCTTCTCCCTTTGCCAAAGGTAATTGTGGTTCTTTACCTTTTATGATCCTAATAGGAATATTTTCTGGATTTTCTTTAGGAAGAACTGGGAAATTCCATGTAGATTTTCCTCCACGAATAGTCGGACTAATTGTTTCCCTAACTAAACGATCTGGTCTGATAATGTCAATAATTCTGAGGAATGTATTACCATTTGCATCTTCAATATTAACATCTTCAGATACTTCTTCATCACTATCAAGGTAATCTGCGGCAGTATCAATATAATCTGTTGCCTTTGTTATTTTTGATTGAACCCAGGCAGGAATTTGTTGATTTCCTTTTTTTATATTTTTTCTCAATAAAGAAACTGCCTTCATAATCGTGCCAAATTCACTTCTTGCCATATATCCTTCATCATCCTTTTTCTTACCACTTTGAATCTCTTTATGATTCTCTTTTATCTGTTTATATTCTTTGGACTCATTTGCTGGATGAACTTGAGCAATACTAAACTTCATTTGATTTGTGGAAAGACTAGAAGGTGTTGAAAACATATCCCAATATTTTGGTCCATATTTACATTCATCTCTGGTTTCATCTTTTTCGCATTTGGGGCAGTATCTAACCATTCCAATTGCTTCTGACAAAGAATCCTTTGAAATTAAATCAATCGACTCTGATTTATTTCCCCAATTTGCAGCACCAACCTTACGACATTTTACAAGCGCCCCGGAGGCATAGGCAGAAGGCCAAACATCATATCTTGACTTTACTTTTGTATAACACGCATCTTTTTTTCCACTACCTTTACCTTTTTTATCTGTTTCTTCGTTCATTTTTGGTTTATCCGTGGGAACATAAGTTGGTTTTGATGCACCAGATTTTTCTGATTGATTTGGATCGGCAGCACTTTTTCTTCTCTGTGCAGATATTCTTTCTGCTTTAGTCATACTTGCTCTTTTATCAGAAGAAACACATTTTGGAGTTTCATCTTCATCATCTTCTTCACGAGCACAAGGTTCTCCAGAAATAACTTCAACCCAACCAGGTTTTCCATCAACTGATTTTGATCCCTTAAACCATTTATGAAGAGAACCCATTTATAAAATATGTTTTATTCTTTATTATTTAGAAAACCTTGCTT